CGGGCATTATCTGAACATAAAACACTATCAATAAGTTGGAGTCATTACCCAACATTGATTATTTCTGGATGTGCAACAAAAAAACAACTCGTTCCAACTGGTGGAAGCAAATCAGACGGCACAGTTAGGATGAGTTATTCTTACGGTATGTTTGAAAGTCCTGTTGTAGATCCACAACAAGGCATGAATGCAGCCAAAGCGCGTTGTGCCGCTTGGGGATATTCAGGAGCCGAGCCTTTTGGTGGATTCACTTCTCAATGTTCACAACCTTCTTCATCTGGTTGTATGCAAACACTTGTGACTATCGAATATCAATGCACTGGCGATATTAAGAAGTAATAATTAGGGGCTTCCAGCCCCTTCTATAACCATTCATGGAACAGGGACAACCGAAATCACTTTAAACCCTGAAACAGCCGTTACTCCATTAGATGGAGAATTAAATCTCACAGTATCTTTTCTTACTGCATCATGAATTTCATCTTTTGTTGGTTCATGCTCTGAATGGAATAAAACCTCTTCCATTCTAATTTGATCACCGTCTCTATGCTCATAAGTAATCTTGTAGCTAACAGTCATATCAACCTCATGCAGGGGAATTGTGAGATTATTATAGACAATAGAAACCATAAAGCCCCGTTGGTGATACAGCAACAAGCGGGAGCGTAGCGACTTCATCAGATTGTCAGAAAGATCACACCTTATCAGGATAACCGTGTACCCGTTGGGAGCGTGGCTGAAACGCTGATAGAGCTTGCATATGGTTTGCAAGGACCAATATCACCATAAACCTGTTTACGCAGCCACAAGGCCGCACATCGGGCTTAAATGCGTGTGTTCAGTCTGTCGATGACATTACAATGCCAGGATGGGCTTTATCTTCACGTTGTGCTATCGCGGTGTGAGAGGTGCAACTGCCGCCAACGTTAGGTTATACTGTCATCTCACCGTGTAACTTAACGTGACAGTTACTAAGGGCGGATCACAATGGTAGAACTCCTAAGCAAATTAAATAGGTAACTGTTTAAGTTGCTGACAGAGAAGACTTTTTTAATCTTCTCCACCTGGGGAGATTCTGGAGCGGCGAAGGGAACAATACAACAAGCAACAAGACCAGTAATAAAGGCACATTCTCGAGTTCTAAAATAGATTCTATACACATTTCTATACACGTTTATCACTCGCTTGAGGATTTCGCATCCCCTGTTATCCGCGAGCAAGCTGGTGGATGATCACGGATAACCCGTTATGGGAATCCCCATATCGACATGACGCTCACCAGCGTAACGCATTTTTTTAATTTCGCGGATGTAAAAATTTGAAATGAGCTTTTATTCCTCCTTATTATTTTTAGCGTTATCTTGTTTGTTTCGTAAGGTCATAAAAGTATTATACCAACTAGAAACACGAAATATAGCAAAAACGGCAGCTAACGCAGAGAATACTGAGTAAATAAATATAAAGTATGCAAAGAAGCTGAATGTTAACAGTACATACCTGTAAGCAACACCTAAATAATAATACATAAAAGCGTTATTTATGAGAATGCTACTATAGGCCTTGGTGACCAAGGCCGTTATTATAGTTAACAACTGCAATAATATAAAATGAACAAAGGTTGCATTCACAGACATATAAGGAGAATATTCTACCTCTCCATTTTCACTTTCTTCATCTCCAGTTATTATTTTTTTGAAAGCCTCATCTCCAATAGCAATCCACATAGCAAAACCACCCAGTGAAAAACCCAAAAGGTTCGGCATTAACGACAGAATATCATTCCACCACCCCTGATGAGACCAAGATGGATAAAGAATCACTGTCATAAAAAAAGCACACCAAAAATAGCGACTTTTAAATACAGCCCCAGCGCCACCATAGATCTTCCAGTATCTAGCCATTGCACTGGTTGATTCTTTTACTTTACTCATTACTTTCTCAGAAGCCTCTTAAACTCATCTGCTAAAGATTTTGCTCTTAATAACAATAGCTCAGTAACTGATGTTACGTCAGAATCATATGATTCAACCCTTTGAAGTGGTAAATCGCTTGAGGCATGAACCTCAACTAATCCCGCCTCATTAATCCTACGTATGCTAACTTCGCCATTTCTCGAAGCAATAAGAGCATCCTGCTTTAACTCACTATCAGGTTTAATTTCCTGACCACGCTCAGATTTATATGTTTTATCTTCTTCAATAACGCCAATACGTTTGAAACGCTTTTGCATAATACTTTCTGCAGAAGCGAGATCATCTGGGTTAGGACGTCGAGTAACCATATTTATACACGTAATGCCTTTTAAAGAAAGCATACGTTCTACGTTATCTGGCTCGGTTAATATTGTAACATTAATCTTCCCAAACTTCTCTATAATTCTCTCATGAGAAAATATTCCATTCAGAAAATTTTCTATTTGTTTTGATGTAAGATGCCGACCTTTGTCCTGCATCTCATAAACTAAAAGATGGCTGGCAGGTAGAAAAACAAAAGAGAATCGAGCCACATTTGGTTTTAAATTCTCAGGTATACTTATCCTTTCCTTTTGCTCATCTGAGGCAATGTCTTTCTTTACAATATCGAACCAATCTCCATCAACATCAATATCTGTATACTTTAGAATTTCCCCTTCAAAAGGTTCACTAACTACCTGATCTTTCCTGTAAGGATAAAAGTGTGATAAAGTCGCGAAAGAGTCCCCCCTCAAATTAACATTTCTCGCGTTTTTTCTTGCCATTCTGAACAATTCTACATATTTTTCTGGCGAGTGGGGATGCATTGTTATATTCACCGCCCCATAAGTTAATTTTTTTGGTCTTGCCATTTATCAGTGTTTCCTTATTGAGTTAAAAAGCAATATATACATGAAAAACATAAAGAAAACCATGTCATAACGCACACCACTTAATAACCAAAAGGAATAAAAAAACGATAGTGTTATTCAATAACAGTACAGAATGCTCTCCCCACCATGCCAACCTATTTCGTAGTACAGCTCTCATACAAGTGAATGGCATACAAAAAAGTTACCCCGAACAGGCCGTCTCAGTAAAAATGCTCCTTAAATCAACATCCAAATTAATGCCACCTGCAACAAAAAACCTTACCCTTAGGCTTAATGTTTGGCTTGGCTGTAGCCTTACCGTAACGCTCCGCTCACCGTCGCGGCCTGTCCGGTTTCTTCCACTGATACGGCCTCACATCATCCTGCTGGTGGCGTTCCTGTTGCAGCACAACGGAAACAGGCGCTGAACACCTGTTAATTTTGCTTGCTGGTTGTTTGATTTCGGCAATGCTGCGGATCATCTCCAGCATATCGGCTTCGGTGATGGTCATGGTTTACACCTTAGGAAATCTTAGGGGGCTGGTTGACACTTTTTCGCGAAAAACCTTATCAAACCTTAGCATTTCTAAGCATGGCAACTTGACACTTTTCGCGATTTTCCGGTTTTTTGACGTGGTAAATCTGGCGCAAAGCCAGTAACGGCGGGGTTTACAGCGAGGTTGACACTTTTTCGCGTTCAGAGTGTAAAGTGTCAACCTGGCAAGCTGCTCAACTTGACACTTTTTGATGTCATTGATGGTCTGATTTTTCCCATTCAGCCAGGGCGTTTAGTCCGGCTTCGCTCCAGTTATCCAGCTCGTCAGGACAAGCATCAGCCACATAACAGACCTCACGTCGCAGCGTACCAATCACCAGTTCGGCATTCTGCCTGAGATCATATTGCTCGAAATAAAACTCAGCATCGCTGTCATCCATCCAAATCCCGCCATCATCAAGAAATTGCACTTCCCAGTCTAATTCCCCGGCTGCATCCAGCACACGTTGCTGTATGTCGTCGTCCGTTACTGGCGCAGGGATTATACCGTCTCTGGCCTTAACTGCTTTCCAGAACTCGCCCCACGTCATTTCCAGCGTTCTTTCTGGCCACATTTCAGAAACGGTGTCTTTCCCCTGTGCCGGTGGGCTGTTCCGCTGCTCTGTCGCCTCCACATCAATTTTTTTGCCAGACATGATCACTTCGCCTTTCTCGATCCAGTCGTAAACTGTCTGGCGGCTTACGCCTTTGTATTTGGCGTATTCGGCTTTACTCATCAACATGTAGCTCACCTCATGCATATACGATAAAAAATAATTTCATGCGGAAAGGGAATGCGTTGTGGGTATGGAGGAAAGGGGCAATAACCGCCCCTTACTGATTCAGTTGCGCCAGGATGGCTGGCTAAGCGTGGTTTTCATTACATCATTGACGACCTGTTTTACGATTTCTGTGTTGGCAGTCGTGCTTTCAACATCAACAAAGCCATAATCGCCAATTTCCACTGTCAGGGATTCCAGTTTCTTCCCCAGTGCATCTGGCAACTCTCCACTGAACCGGTGCCGAAGATTTTCCACCAGCAAAGCCCTGAATGCCTCGCTGTTCTCTTTTTTCTGCCATAGCTGGCGTTTATCCACTCTGATATTTAATTTCACAGCCTCACCTCTTTAAGTGCCTTATCCATCAGTTGCCGGGCAGTAACATGAATCGACGGTGCCACACCAAGCACAGATTTCTGACGCTCTTCGTCCTGGATGCGTTGCAGGGCTTCGATCTGCCTCCGGGAAAGTAAAACTGGCTTTACTCCGTGATTTTTCATGATGATCCCTTCTGAATGACAATAATTGCAATTATTGCACAAATTGAAATGATACCAGAGACAATTGCAATAAATGAAACGAAAAGCATCAATAAACCAACCTTCGGCACTGAATGCTCTGATTTTTCTGCAAAGGTATGGCAGATGTTGGTGCATGCAAACATAAAGGCAATAGCAGAAGAAACAGCGGGGAGTGAAAAGGGGAAGTTTTTATAAATACACGATTGTCGCCTCACTGCAGGTTAACAGCCACAAACCCCATGATAATAACTTGTTAATTATTTCATCAGATTTTTCATTATTTGCGCGATTGAGTACACAAGCAAAAACTCGGCAGCCGCAAGAGTATAAAAAACATAAATTCGCTTAGCCCACCGACGATGAAAGAACTCCTCAGCATGGCCGAATGTTCGAGATACAAGCCATGCACCTACTGCACACAGAGCAGGTGCAATGAGCACAGTTATAAACCAGATTGTGATGCCCATCCCATGCCTACTGATAATAGCCATTGGTATTGCAAAAATGAATGTTAGAGCAGCATTAGCTAATAGAATATCTTTTAAAGTATTTTCAATTAGTTTTTCTAGATTATCTTTCATCTAATCCCCCCGTTGGACATTAATATATAAAAGCCCCTTACTAAGGGGCTTTGCACGGATTGTTTAAAGGGAACTTTTTTTCGCCCCTTCAATTTCTGCCTGACAAATTTCGTCATTTGTAAATGAGTACTGCAGATAGACATATCCCTGAGTGGAATTGTTCGCTCTGGCCTCAATAGAGATAGTATCAATATTGTTTTTTAATGGTATTTCTTTTGTTCCCTTCCATGTGGCAGATAAGAAGCGTTCTTTTTTGTTTAGCCCCCTCATCCAGTCCTGAGGATCTTTCCAAATTGAACCAGCCAGCAAAAAGTCTGTAGTATCAGCCTTTCCATACAGAGAACTTAAAGAATTACTCAATTCTTCAAACTTGGATTTAAGAGCCAATCCATAGCTATCAGTATCAATATTTTTTCCTAAAGCCCGTATTTGACATAAACCAGCTTTCGGGGAGATCAACAAACCATACATTTCAAAATCTGCGTTTTGCTTCGGTAATTTATCAGAAGTATACAGATTCACACTGTCTGGTAGTGGCTTGAGCTTAGCACCGATCATATCTTCGATGTTTTTCTGTGTAAGACCGGCTTCTAAGCCAAACGGACCATCCGCTGGCGGGAGTAAAGGAAGTTGATCTTGGGAATTTTTGGCTGTTACTTCCGTTTCAGTACTGTTTTTTGCGTCATTATCTTGTACTGATGCCAGCTTAACTTCAGCGAGGCCATACTTGGCTGTGAGGTACTTTTGCTGCAACATTGCCATAGTCTGCTCTTCAGTGGCAACAGTAGATAATTTTAGTACCTTTATCAGACCACCACTATACTGACGAGCATCAGCTTTGGCTTCGTTGATTTTTGCATCTAAGCTGTCAATTTCAGTTTTAATTGAAGCAGCAAGCTCAGGATCAGGTTTTACTCCAGATACAACAACATCAATTTTGGCGCCTGATTCAATAGCATTAATACGCTGTTCCAAAAGCGCTTTATTAGTTCCTAATATTTCCAGTCTTGCTGTTGTCAGATTTTTTATCAACCCACCAGAAAACTGCTGGTCAACTTCCTTAGCTGCTGATATTTCACCTTCCGTTTGCGACAGTTCAGCTTTAAGAGCCGCTACTTCCTGTTTCTGTTCTGGAGTTAACTCTTCTGGCCCACATCCGGTTAACATTACTATACCGACTAATGTTGCAATTAAAGTTTTATTCATATCCCTATTCCAAATGAAAATATTCAGATTAATCTTATCAGGAACCCAGATGCAATTGAATATTCATCTGCTCAGCAACGTAGTAGATTTCCTCAGAAAGCATCAACAAAAAACCAAGAGAATCCCATCCTCTGTTACTGACTACAATTGTTCTTTTTTTGGTATTTCCTGAATGCCTCACCATTGGGCTGATGTAATCCCATTCCGGCATGTGCCCGGCTGATGGTTTTGCGCATCTCCCCGAAATTATCCTGCCTTGCTGGTGGGCGTGCTGCCTTGTGGATACATTCCGCGCGACGTTTTGCCGCCTGCTCCCGTGCCTTGTCATCATTCGCCAGCATGATGACCTCAGCCCACCGCGCCGCCGCTCTCCGGTACAGACCACGCGCTTCCAGAGCTTCCGCTTTGCTGTCGTGAATCATGCGCCTGTTTTCTCCTTTGCTGCCCGACGCTGACGTTTGCGTTTCTCATTCAGCGCAACCAGCCGCGTTTCTGCGTCCTGTTGTTCCTGTGGTGTCACCTCGCCGCACGGCTGGCATTTCAGGTCGTAGCGTACCCCACCAGCCATTAAGGCGCGGTAATAGCGCGGACACTGCGCATAAGATGCCAGCGTCGCACGCAATGCCCCTGGCCCGAATGCCAGCCCCCTGACGGCGAGATCCTGCATCAGGTCGTCGAATATCCCCACCTTAAGCGGCTTCGGTGCTTCCCGGCTGAATAATTCAGGCCACAACTCAGTGAGGCGGTTAACGCGTCTGCGGTTTTTTCGCTGCCGTTTGGTCATATGCCGCCACGGTGTTGCCCCTGTGGGCTTCTGCTGCGCTTTCTGGTTACCGGGCATCACTTTATGCGCCGATGTGGTTTTATCCTGCTGCTGCGCCGCCTGCGTCGTTTTCTGCGGCGTGCCGTAAATACCTTTTGGTTTTCTGTTAATGGTCAGCTTAGTCATGCTTTGCCCCATCGTTACAACTGTCTACCAACTGTCTACCGATATAATTGATTGATTTATTTAATGTTATTAACACATAACAAAAAAACAATCTGCAAACTGTCTACCAACGGTCTACCGCATTAATACATTGATAATTAATGATTTTTACTAAATGGTAGACAGTGTAGACAGTTAAAAGAGAAATTTAAAAAATGCCCCCTTAACTATCTGTTTTTTATATACCCCCCGTGGTTTAGGAATATAGAAATAACTGTCTACCTCTCTACCACATTGAAAATATCTTTATAATTCAAAATATTAATTGGTAGATGGTTGGTAGAGGGTTAAGTGAATCTGTCTACCAACCGTCTACCTTTACGTTTCAGCTTATAAATTTCGTATTATGTTCTGTCGTTAATCCCTGTAGCTGCTGGCAACCAGCCATCAGCATCATCATCTAACAGAACATTTGTTATCACTCGCCCTTTATCCGGGCCTTTAGTGCATTTAGCCCGCTTATACTCCTTTCCGTATTCCGCCATAGCTCCTGGCATATCAGTACCAAAGCGTGTCAGTGATACTGGTTTTCCCAGGCCATGCGCTGACATATAGGCTAAATAAGCATGATACAGGTATCGCCTCGGGCTAAATGGCACTATTTCCGCATTGCCCACCATCATTCCTTCACATTTAACCAACGACATCAGATAGCCGCAAAAGTCCACCAGTGAATCACCTTCGCGCTTTATCAACAGCGCTTCTTCTGATTTTTGCTGCTCATAAAGTAGTCTTTTAGCTTCGTCCTGGTCGGTAAATCGTGTTAGCAAATGGCGAATCACTACCGCCAGTTCGCCTTCTATCTTTTCCGCCAGCATGGGATCGCGTTCGTTCTCCGGTACGACCTCAGAGAAATTAAATATCACCCTACGACGCGAGATCCCCCCGCTTCGGTCACTGAATGACATGGCGTTATTGTTTACCGCAAGCACTACTGCCGGAATACGTGTGGAGTAGGGGGCTTTATGTTTCGGATCAATTGCCACCTTGTCGCCGCCAGTAATTGCCTTAATTCCTGCACCATCGCCAGCGTAGCGAGTCATATCCGGCATGATAATCAGCGAAAAGCCAACTACTAACGCGCGTTCCCTTGCGTCTTCCAGAGCCTTCATGCTTGCCGATACTGTGTTGGCCTTACCCGCCAGCATGGTACAAATCTCAGCCATCACACTTTTACCGCTTCCGCCTGGGCCTGTTACCTCAAGGAATAACTGCCAGTCGTACCGGTTCGCCAGTACCATGAATAATGCCGCCAGTACGCGATCAGCTTTACGATCATTATCTGCCACCGAACGACGCAGCCACTTCCAGAAATTCGGCGCATGTGTTGCCAGCGTTTCCCCCTCTGCTGGTGGGCTGAACGGTAATTCACTGGCATTTAACAACCAGTCATTTTTGTTATGCTCCCGAAAATTTCCCGTCCGGGTATCAAATACCCCGTTACTGAATCCAATAAGATTCCTGCCTGCCCCGCCCATAACAGGCAGGCTCAATTTCATTGTGTCTACGGCAAATTTAATGGCGTTTTGCGAATAACTGATTCCAGCATCAATAAAAATCTTCGCCATAGACCGCTGGAGTTCCTTATCAGATACAGGCACCCAGACAATTCCGTTGTAATGGTGAACTACATCAGAATCATCATTTATAGCCAGTGCTCTTCCATAATATTCAAGTAACACTTCCCCTCTCTGGCTGGCTCCCATCTGATTTAGTGCTGGCCTGGATAGGTCAATATTTTTTGTGGCTAATTTCATCGCTGAAACTTCCCCACTCTCTGCCTGTTCGCGGATCCGTTGCAGGTAGTCGCGCCAGTTTTCCGGCTCCCGGTCGGTGATACCTTTGTATAATTTCGCGTCCTGTACACCAGCCAGCGCCAGCTTTTCAGCAATAGCATTGATCTGGATTGGCTCTATCTCCCCCGCGAGATAGACACGCGCAAAGCGGCGTTCATCGTCGACAATGCGGATATTCGCCAGGTCTGCCAGTTGCTTTGGCCCCAGGTAAACAGGAGGCACGTTATCGCCGTGTTTTCGTCCTTCGCTTTCAATCCAGTGTTGAGCATGGGCGTAAGCATCCGTCCCGGCAAAAATGATTACCTCGGTGAATTTATCCTTCGGCTGATATTTTAAATTCGGTGCGTTTTTCACTTCTTACCTCCCGCAACCAACATTGCCCGGATTTTTTTAATATTCGTGGCTGCACGTCTCGCCACTGCCTGTTGTTTGTTTTCCACCAGAATAAAATCACGCTCAAACTGACGGCGCGGCATTACGCAGTCATATTCGTAAGCCTCACGGCGGTAGGTGATATTGCCTGGCGTAACGTGACGAATAACCACCCGTCCCCCGCGTCTGGTGTCCCGGAAAATATCACCGGGGCGGATTTCAGGCCGAGAGAGGCCGCTGGCAGTAAAGCCAGAATTTTTCTTTTTCATGGTTTTATTTTCCTGTCAGCAGTTCCGGTTTTATTTCCGCACGAATACAAAGTTCAGAAAAAAATTCAGGAGAACCAACAATCTCATTACTTTTCAGTCGGCATTGTGATTTCACTTTCCCTTTATCCAGGTAAACCAGCACGCGTCCGGTGAAATCATCTGGCACATTAAGCACTACGGGTACATGCGCTTCATGATTATGCATGGCTTACATCCTCCAGAGATTTTCTTCTGTAACGCGTCTCTGCCACATATTCCGCATAGTCCGACGCAATACTAAGAATCATTTCACCCTCTGACTTGTAGCCACTGGTATTGATAAGAAAATATGCAGCTTTCATCATGTCAGCAACGCTCAACAATGCGCCCGCTGCATCTTCCGGTGCGCCATCAAATTCCCGTTTCAGGGAATTAAAACGATCATCACGCATGTTTACCCCCCTGAATGACCTGATAACCGCAACTGGTCAGCAACTCGATAAATTCCGGCAGTGTGCCGAAACAGCAATCATCACGCAGCCGTTCGCGGGATACTTCAACGCCGTTTTCGTAGTGACTCACCATACGCCCGGTAAAATGCAGATCATCATCGTGATGGCTCGTTGACGGCTTAATCAGTCGCGCACGTTCCGCCAGTTCCAGCAATGCTTCAACGCTTCCGGCAATTGCACCATCCGGCAGGTGGTAATTACGCACTATGCGCCCGTTCTCCACATTGACCAGCAACTGCCCGGTAAATTTCTCGTCAAACTGAATGCTGTTAAGGTCAGAAATTGACAGGTTATGCATGGTGCACCTCCTGCACATCAGCCATGATAATTTTTCCGGCCTTATCCAGTGCCTGATCGGCTTTTAGCTGCACAAATGCTAAATAATGGGAGATGCATTCTGATTCTCTGGCTGCGTGTTTATGCGCCACACCAGCGATAGCAGAAATCTCAACAAGTGAATCCATCAGCGTTTTGATAGCGTCTACCGCTGCATCAGGCCATGTTGCATTACACATGTTCCACCTCCTGGCGAATACGGGCGGCGAATACCATCACGCAGCCAGCCGGGGATTGCTGGCGTGCTTCCTGTTCGCTGGTGGCCTCGATGTGAATCACGCGCGGTTGTGCCGTGCTCAGGGCGATAAAACGCCAGATAAAATTGTTCTCGCATTTCTGAATAAACAGCGTGTTTTCTTCGCGCCCTTTCCATGTTGCCGAGATATAGCCCATGTCATTGAGCATCTCGCAGGCATCCACCAGCGTATCAGCGGCTACGTGTACAGTGTTTTTACCGTCAGCCATGCAATCACGGTGCACCGCCAGGAAGGTGTATATAAATTTAGGGTGAGTTTGGGTATGCTGTGTTCCAGCCATAATCGTTACCTCATTTAACGGTTTGGTTAGAAGCCCGGTTAGTGTTCGCGCACTGCCGGGTTTCGTCGTTTTTATGAATCGCTCATTGTGAGATACATAGCGACCCCCATGTGAGATACACATTATATTGTGGTGATATACATTGCAAGTGTTTTTATATCTCACTTTTGTGTATAGTGATATACACATAACAAATTGGTGATTAACTATGTCTGTATACAAAAATGCAAAATCGCAAATGACAACGATCAGGGTTCCCCACGATGTTATGGAGGGCATGGAATCCGTAAAACTGGACGGCGAAAGCAACGCCGGATTCATAGTAACCGCCATGCGCGGTGAGATCGCTCGCCGCCAGGCAGAAGGAAGAGGAGAAAATCCCCTGGTTTCTTCGCTCGATGCACTGGCGCAGGTGGAAAAAATCGGTGTCAAAGCTGCCGAGGAGATCGGGCAACTCGTCACCGTCGCGCGTGAAGAACTCCAGCGCCGCAAGGCCAAAGAACAGGAGTAGTTGATCAGCACCGGGCGACCAGAAAAAATCGCATCAGTCGCGCCACCAGCAAAATTTTTTGCTTTCCGGACAGCGTGACCAACGACATTTTGCAGCAAAATATTCTGCATTTCTGGCGTGCTGTAGTAACGGTGATCAGCGCCTTCACTCTGTGCGACCACAACGCTATAATCTGCCTCGTAGACAGTAAGCAATATGGCGCAGTAGGCTATTCGTTCACAAAGGCGCTCCGGCAACGGGGCGCTTTCTCTTTTTGTAACGGTCAGAGCGTTACACATGGCTGTTTTCCTCCATGCGACGGGCTAACCAACGCTGCGAAAGACGAATTAATTCAGCTTTCCGCTGGTGGTAGCCCTGGCCTAACTCAATCAGCGTGATATTGCTCTGCTCAAGGTAAGAAAGGTGCTCAAGCTGCAACGTGCTCATGTGGTCGCGTGGTTCGCCTGTGATGCCGTTCGCCTGCGCCCACTGTTTTGCAGTCATGCCACCCAGCACGATACGCGCCAGCATATTGGCTTCCGTGGTGTAGTGGTGCTGGAACGTGTTTTTACCCAGTTCAGCCCGGTACGCCTCCAGCGCGGCACACATTGGCTTAAAGTAGCTGGCAACGGTGATACGGGCTTTCAGTTCCCGGCGTAATGCTGCGGAACGCACTGGCGCTACCTTGTGTAGCTCCTCCTCGCATTTGATAAAGTACTGGCGAACGGCGCGGCCCTGTTCGGTACGTTCGACCATCGCCAGTTCTTTCGCCATGTTCACTGTGATGATGTACTCAAGAGCGGTTTGCTGGCGAGATTTTGCGCTCACCGGATCGGGTCGGCTCAAATATTCAACAACCTCATAATCCACGCCTTCCGTGAACCCGTATTCTTCAATGCGCCCCTTGATCCACGAACGGAAAACGCGCCCTACACCTAACGCCTTATGTAACGCTCTGGCGCTAACAATAGTGGTTTCACTCCCGCCAATAACGCCGGAAATAATCGGGATAATTTCGCCGAAATTTTGCAGATTCTGGTTTTCAGGCCGAACGAAGCCCCGCCCCTGTACGGGCGTTTTTGGAAATTTCATAAAAACTCCTGCTATCGAATTAAGTTACTTTTATTTGCTGGTGGATAGCTGGGGGCAATAGCCCCGTAGCCATTTAATCAGGTAGCTGTTCCGCGTGATTCCGCAATACGCTGATTAATCCACTCGTCAATTTCACTCTCAACGAAAGCAATAGCTCGCGAGCCAATTTTAACTGATGCAGGAAATTTACCTTGCCCCATAAGGCGATAAATCCATGCCTTGCTATATCCAGTTCTACGCTGAACTTCTGTTAAACGAATAAGCGTATTTGACATATATTTACCTCATAACGTCTACTCAATTTGACGAGGTAATCATGGCACAGAAATAACGAATATTTTCATACCCTCAGGCCTAATGGTTACCGGAAGGAAATCTACCCTAAGGGTGATGGTAAAATTGACGGGGAAGATAAAAAAATACCCTCAGGGTAACAGTAAATCACCCTCAGGGTATGCGGTATGGTGCGTTAATCCGGCTTTGCGTTCTTTTGGCTGTTGTCTCGGTTAATAGGGCAGGCAGTCCTCTCTATGAGCGTTGCAAGTGCATTACTTGCCCCCCACTGCTTAAGCTCCCTGGTTATCGCTTCTTGATTTCCCCTGGTGGCAAAATCATTTTCTGGATCGTAATTGGCCCACTCTCTGTTTCTAATCTCAATAGCCTTAGCTAATGGGTCTTTATCCCAGTATTTATATAAGTGTATCGGGCGCTCTTGCTCTAACTGCTCTATCCTTGCCCTTAACTCTGCGTTTTCTTTTTCCAGCATTGCGATTTGGGATAATAAATCATCCTCTGTACGCAACTCTTTCTTTTCAATATCGCGTCCTTGTGCCTCGTCATTTTCAGAAGGGTTAGCGCCTTCCAGCTTCGTTAACGCGTCAAGGACATCGGGAAAAATTGAGAAAATTTCACCCCTTATAAATCCAATGTTCTCAAATTCGGGATCTTCCCAATAACCGGACACCAGAAAACCATTTTCATCCCTCTCACCAGGTAAACAACCACGTTTCCGAACCGCATTCAGATTTCTATAAAGAACATCATTATCAAATTCATCCCGATACGGGTTACAAAAAGATTCCAACAGCTTAAATTCATTTACTGTGTACAGGCGGATATGTTCTCCGCTTATTCTCCTGAGTATCCAAGTTATGACATCTGAAACATCATAATCATCACCAGCGACCTTAAGCACGACCTCAAGAAATTCACGTAAAGAAATAAAATCTTTTTTGTATTCGTTTAATTCGGCATGAATATCAATCATACGCACACCTCAGCGTCCTCTACTGTAGTGGCTGGACCAGTCCGTCGAGGTGTACGGATTTTCGGGAGCGACCCTAGACACAGCCTTTTCTTTCGTCGCTCAAAGTCTACTACTGTATACTCAACCAGTCACCCGCATTTTCCGAACTCACCATGCACCACATTTCCGCCATGCTCGAGCGAATCCATATAGTCGGCATACCACTGGAGCATTTCGCGTCTGCCATCCAGATATTGCGCATGGTTGTATGTGCCACGAATTGAGTTTTTATCGACATGCGCGAGCTGCGTTTCTATCCACGCGGTGTTATAGCCCTGCTCATGCAAAATGGTGCTCATGGTGTGCCGGAATCCATGACCAGTAACGCGCCCGGCATAGCCGATACGACGAATGAGCACATTCATCGCCATTTCACTCATTGGCTTACTGTGGTGAATACGACCGGGGAAAATAAACTGATACTGGCCTGTCATGTTTTTTAACTGCTCCAGTATTTTTATCGCCTGTTCTGGTAATGGCACACAATGCGGACGGCGCATCTTCATTCGTTCTTTAGGCACTTCCCACAAACGATTATCAAAATCGATCTCCTGCCATTCTGCCTGCCGTAATTCCCCGGGTCTGACACCTGTCAGAATTAATAGCCGCATTGCCAGTTTGACGATCTGGCTTCCGGTGTACGTATTAAAAACGCGGAAAAATTCCGGCAGTTCGTCGGCCTTCAGATAGGCGTAATGCTCTTTTTTATGTGGAGCAAATGCGCTCACCAGGTCAGGGGCTGGATTATATTCGGCGCGTCCGGTGATGATTGCGTACCGGAACACCTCGCCGCATCGCTGGCGAACCTTACGCAATTTTTCAGTCGCACCACGGTCATTAAGACGGGAAAGAACCGCCAGCAATTCCATCGGCTTAATTTCTGCGATCGGCCTACCGCCAATGTACGGAAAAACGTCTTTTTCAAACGTCTCGATCATTTCCTCGGCGTATGACGATGACCACCTGTCGATCCGCTTTTCGTACCATTCGCGAGCGATACCCTCAAAAGTATTGCCAAATTTGCTCGCCTGTTCTCGCTTTTGGGCTTTTCTGGCCTCACTTGGATTTATACCACCAGCAAGAAGCCTTTTAGCCTCATCCCTTGCCGCCCTGGCATCAGACAGAGACACATCAGGGTACACACCCAACGACAACATTTTGGGCTTTCCTGCAAACCTGTAGCGCAGTCGCCACCCTTTCGAACCGTTCGGCTCAATGAGCAACGAAAGCCCGTTACCGTCATTGAGTGTATAAGCCTTTTCTTTCGGCTTCGCGCGCCTGATGGCAAGGTCTGAAAGCAGCATGTGTATAGCTCCAAAAAATAAATTTTGTCCTATACGCATTACTATACACTTCTGTGTGTAGATTCTGGTAGTTGTGAGTAGACGTTAATAAACTATGAAAATGCTGGAAGGCTTGATATTCGTGGGTTTGATGGACTTTAGTAGACGTTGAGAAATGTTTGTTTGGAGCGGGCGAAGGGAATCGAACCCTCGTATAGAGCTTGGGAAGCTCTCGTTCTACCATTGAACTACGCCCGCTTCGAGATGCGTAAGGCATTATAAACCTTACGCTCTCCTTAGCAAGTGCCGCGCTGCTGACTGCTGATTAATTCGCCATCAGCATTTTGGCTTGCTGCCCTGCGGCGGCAAGTAACGTAGCGGATCAATTGCCGTTGCACGGTAACGAATCTGGAAATGCAGGCGAACAGATGCCGCATCCGTGCTCCCCATAGTGGCGATTTTTTGCCCAGTCTTCACGCTTTGCCCATTATTTACCAGCATCGTGTCATTATGGGCGTAAGCCGTAATGTAATCTTCACTGTGTTTAATCATGATGAGATTACCGTAGCCACGCAGCTGGTTGCCCACATACACCACCTTTCCTGCACCCGCGGCGTAAATAGGTGTACCCCGTGGAGCTGAGATATCAATCCCTTTATTGCCGCCATCTGCTGTCGAATACGGCATGATAACTTTCCCTGTCGTTGGCCATAACCAACAACGTTGCCCTACTGGCGGCCAGGAAGATTTCGGTACCGCTGATGACGGTGTAACCGATGCGGTTTTGGTCGTTGATTTGGCGGTTGATTTACGTGTACTACTGCTACTTTTCGCCCCACCCAGTTTTAGTTTCTGACCAACTTCAATGGTGTAAGGGGGGGAAATGCCGTTCAGTCGCGCCAGTTCTTTTACGCTGGTTCCCGTGGTGCGCGAAATACGATATAGCGTATCCCCCCGTTTCACGGTGTAAACGGAGCCGGAATACGTTCCTGTATCGGATGATTTGCTACCCGAACAGCCCGCCAAAAGCAGTCCAACCGATAACAACATCACGATACCCAGAGATTTTTTATTCAGGCGTCCCGCACTCAA